CTGGATCGCGCTTTTCAGCGCACTGGGGGGATTGTTTCTATGAATGATTTCGCACGCAAACCCGCTCGTCAGCAAGCTATTCGTTTAAGTCCGCTGTCAGCTTTCATCCGCCGGGTGTGCTACATGCTCGCGCAAAAAGGAGCCCCTTCATGAGCACGATGTTTGCCCTGGTTCTCACCGTCAGCATGCTGACGGGCGGTAATCAGGATGTCCTGCTCGGCGTTTACGACACTGAGAATGACTGCAAGGCTGCTGCAGAAGAGCAACACGTGAAAGCTGAATGTTATCCACTGAAAGGCGTACTGGACGAGCATCCGGCCGGGTTCACGGTGCAAATGTAGGGGGGAGAATGCAGAAAAAATGCGGTTACTGCCGTAAAGCGATCGAGGGGAAACCAGTGGTGAGCACCCTGTTGTACCTCCAGGGGAACCAGCTCGCAAGGAAACAAAAAGAGTACTGCTCTGAACGCTGCGCCTCTTACGACCAGATGGCGCACGAGAGCTAACGTAAACCCGCCGAAGCGGGCTGTACGTCCGGTGCCACCGACCAAAGTTACACCGGAAATTACCAAAACCAATGACCACCCTAAATGGGCGCTACCAATGGCCCGGGGGATTCTACATCCAAAATAGAGGCTATCACATGGAATATTTTTATCTGATAAAAGCGACTCAAAAATCGGGTAAATCTGATGCCGTAATCTGGCGCACTAATAAATCAGAAGCTCGCGCCCTTCTGCAGCTGGACGTCGATCTGGAAGACGCTGGGATCGAAACAGGCCGCGGCAAAGACTATCAAAAACCAATTCGCACCGATTTCCCGGTATTCAATGACCTGCCGGCGGAAGGTGTTCTCGATTACTCATGGTGCGAACGCTACCAGCTCGGCGACGATGGTCGCACCTGGGCTCTGAAGCCAGGTCAGGTGCCTGCGGATCATCACATCGATGATGCCGGAGTAACCTCTGAGGCCGTTACTGGCGAGACCGTGGAAACTTTCGGTAGTGATGAATACCAGGACGATTCCAGCGCGCTTTTTAACGTGACCGAGCTCCCCTTTCGCGCTCAGCTGCTGGCGCAGTACATGGCCGAAGAACGTCACGTTTATCATATCAGCATGCCTCACCGGCAGGAGCTGTCAGCTCTTGAAATGGACACTGATAACGCAGCCGTCCAGGATCTGATTCTGGTCGCCGAGAATGTCCCTGAAATCAAAAAATACGATATGCCGGCGCTCTGGAAATTCACCAGTGCCAATAAAAAAGTCTTCCCGGAAGGGAAGCGGCATGAGCTCGGCAAGCGTATCCAGTTTGCAAAGCTGTGGTTCGCCACGAACGCGATTGACCGCGGCATTCTCACCAGGGAATGGGCTGCCGGTAACTGTATTTCTTCAGTTATGAAAACTGATGCAGGAACTAATGCTGGCGGCGGTAATAAAACCGATCGCAATCCCGACTACACCCATACCCTTGATACGCTCGATGTAGAAATAGCCCTGGCCACAATGCCAATGGATTTCGATATCTACAATTTCCCGGCATCAATTCACCGCCGGGCCAAAGAGATCGTCCAGAAGAAAGAAAGTCCGTTCAAGGAATGGTCGGCTGCCCTGCGCAAAACCCCTGGCATCCTGGATTATTCGCGTGCGGCGATTTTTGCACTAATCAGGGAAGCATCCAGCGGAATAACTCCTTTTCCAGATCGGTTGCGTGGCTACATCAACGCAAATCTGACTGAGCATAAGCATGACGCCCCTTCCCCTGAAACGCTTGCCAAGGCAGGGCATATTTCATCTGCCGCCGTCACTCTGGACGCTATGAAAAAGGCTATCGATGGAGATGAAGGTGTGCCTGACCTGGAAACTCTCCCAACTGACTTTCAGGTAATTGGCACCGAACTGGTGAAAGAAGCTCAAAAGAAACGTCCTGACGCTAATCAGGTTCTGGCCGCCGAACGTGGCGAATATGTCGAAGGTATCAGTGACCCCACGGATCCGAAGTGGATAACCGAAGACCTGACCAAACCCAGAGCCCCGGAAATTGCTAATCTCGGCGGCGGAATGTTTTCAATTGAAGGCCTTATGACTTCACCGGCTACTAATCCCACCGAAGAAGGAACCACCAGCAATGTGCAGATGGAGGCGGATCAGTCAGTCAAAAACGAAATTGATAGTTCGGTATCAACAGGCGAAGGCGCTGATGAACCTCCTGCGCAAACAACTGCCGTGAACATGAGCAAAATACTGGCTGAACGCTGCCCGGATCTTACCGCCGAAGTGCTGAAAAGCCAAGTTTCCGAGAGTGCTCATAGCGATGAAGAGGAAGAGGCTGAACAAGCAGCGCCAGTATGGCCGGAGTATTTAGAGCCAGGTCGATATGAAGGCGTGCCAAATGAGGTCTACCACGCCGCTAACGGTATTAGCTCCACGATGGTTAAAGATGCGCGGGTTTCGCTGATGTATTTCGAGGCGCGCCACGTATCCAAAACTATCCAGAAGGTACGCTCCCCTGTTCTGGATATGGGCAATCTGGTGCATGCACTGGCACTGCAGCCTGATCAACTGGAAAAAGAATTCAGTATCGAGCCGGAAATCCCGGAAGGCGCCTTCACCACGACTGCGACGATCCGCGCGTTTATCGACGAATACAACAACGGGCTTCCGGTTTTGCTCAGCGCAGATGACATCAAGAGATTCCTGGAAGAATACAACGCGACCCTGCCCGCCCAGGTTCCTTTGGGTACATCAGTTGAAGAAACCGGCCAGGGTTATATGTCTTTGCCTGCTGAGTTCCAGCGCATTGAAGACGGTCAAAAGCAAACCGCTACCGCAATGAAGGCATGCATCAAGGAATATAACGCTACTCTGCCCGCACAGGTGAAAACCAGCGGCACCCGAGATGCCTTACTGGAACAGCTGGCAATCATTAACCCTGACCTGGTTGCTCAGGAAGCACAGAAGGCGCAGCCGCTGAAAGTATCAGGTACTAAGGCGGATCTGATTCAGGCCGTGAAATCGGTAAAACAGGATGCCGTGTTTGCCGATGAGCTGCTGGATGCATGGCACGAGAACCCGGAAGGAAAAGTGCTGGTTACCCGCCAGCAGCTGGCTACGGCACTGGCCATTCAGAAAGCACTGTTGAATCACCCAACCGCTGGCAAGTTGTTGACGCACCCGAGCCGTGCCGTCGAGGTGAGCTATTTCGGCATTGATGAGGAAACCGGGCTGGAAGTTCGCGTGCGTCCTGACCTTGAGATAGACATGGGCGGCCTGCGCATCGGTGCGGACCTTAAAACCATCAGCATGTGGAACATCAAGCAGGAAGGCCTGCGCGCGAAACTGCACCGGGAAATCATCGAGCGCGATTACCACCTGAGCGCGGCTATGTACTGCGAAACCGCAGCCCTTGACCAGTTCTTATGGATATTCGTTAACAAAGACGAGAACTACCACTGGATCGCCATTATCGAGGCATCCGAAGAACTGCTGGAACTCGGCATGCTGGAATACCGCAAAGCTATGCGCGCGATCGCGAACGGTTTCGACACTGGCGAATGGCCGGCGCCAATCACTGAGGATTACGCCGAAGAACTCAACGATTTTGATGTGCGCCGTCTCGAAGCGCTGCGCGTACAGGCATAAGGGGATATGACGATGGAAAACACCAATATTGTTACCACTGAGCAACAGGCTCCAAATACCATTTCTGCCAGTAACGCCATCTTCAACGTGCAGGCACTCGGCCAGCTAACGGCATTTGCAAACCTGATGGCAGATTCTCAGGTGACGGTACCTGCACACCTCGCGGGTAAACCAGCCGATTGCATGGCGATCGTTATGCAGGCAATGCAATGGGGCATGAATCCCTACGCAGTAGCGCAAAAAACGCATCTGGTAAACGGTGTGCTTGGGTATGAAGCCCAATTGGTCAATGCGGTAATCGCCAGCTCAAGCGCCATTCATGGCCGCTTTCACTATCGTTACGGAGGCGACTGGGAGCGCTGCACCAGGACTCAAGAGGTCACCCGGGAAAAGCACGGCAAAAACGGGAAATACAATGTCACCGAGCGTGTACGAGGCTGGACAGATGAGGACGAAATCGGGTTATTCGTCCAGGTCGGCGCGATTCTGCGCGGTGAATCGGAAATCACCTGGGGGGAGCCACTTTATCTCTCTGGAGTCGTCACACGTAATTCTCCTTTGTGGGTTTCTAACCCGAAACAGCAAATCGCTTATCTGGGCGTCAAATACTGGGCGCGGCTGTATTGCCCGGAAGTCATCCTGGGTGTTTACAGCCCGGATGAGGTTGAACAAAGGACCGAGCGAGAAATAAACCCGACGCCGGCGCAAAGAATGTCTGTGGCAGAGATCACCAGCGGAACAGACATCACCACCAGCGCGCAGGATTCAGCTCTCAATATTGATTCCCTGGCAGATGATTTCCGTGACCGCATTGAGCGCGCCGAATCGGTCGATGCAGCAAAAGCCATCAGGGCGGATCTGGATAAAGAGAAAGCTGTGCTGGGCACTGTTCTCTTCACCGAGCTGAAAGGTAAAGCCGTGCAGCGTTATTTCATGGTTGACGCCAGAAACAAAGTTGAGGCCGCGATCAACTCTCTACCTAATCCCGGAGAACCGGAAGCCGTCGAACTGTTCGCTAAAGCTGAAGGCATTCTCAACGGCGCGAAACGCCACCTCGGTGATGAACTGTATGACCAGTTCCGCATCACCCTGGACGACATGAAACCGGAATACGTGGGCTAACCAGATCGGGAGAGGAAACTTTCCCGATAAAGGAATGTATATGCGATTGATTAACCGAAGCAGACACTCCCCTCTGGGCCGCCAGGCGTGCGATGCCGCGCTGGCAAAACACGTTGAGCTTTATGGAGCTTACGGGCGACAGAAAACGAAGAGAACTTATACGGTGGTGGTTCAAGGCTCAAAGATCACTGTAGAAGTTGTTAACAGAAAAAGTAGCTATGTGGCCACAGCCATGAGCTGCGCACGCCGGCTACACCATCTGCCTGGACAATGTAACTAAGGGGTTTTTATGACTAATACATCTCATAAATCAGATGAAATTTTGATAACCGATGACGTTCTGTCCAGATACAAAATATCGCGCAGCACACTCTATTTCTGGAGCACCCCATCCCGGATGCCCTCTTACTTTGCTCAGCCATTCCCGCAGCCTAAAATAAATGGCAGCCCTAAAAGGTGGAGACTTTCAGACTTGCTGGCCTGGGAAGATAACGTGGGGATCAAACCAGAGACTGACCAACCAGCTTCTCAAGATGATCCTGCCAAACAGCAAGCCAGTGACGCTGATCATCCAGATAATCATGCAGGTTATAACGTGCCATGACACCTGCCATATGATGGCCAAGCAGTTTTTCCACAACATGTGGCGGCGCACCTAATTCAGAAAGGCGTGTCGCCACTGTTCGCCTGAGGTCATGGAGAGACCAGGGTTTCATGCCTGTTTTAGCTATAATCTGAGCAGAAAACAGAGCGACGTTTGGTTGTAGTGGCGGTCTGTCATCTTCTGGCCCCCTGTAACGTGACAGTGTCACAACGTGTTTTGAAACTGACGTTTCCTTCTCTGCTAACATCATTCTTACTACTGCCTCGGGAAGTGCCCTTCTGACCGATTTCCCGGTTTTATAATCGCTTGACGGAATGGTCCACGTTTGCTCATGGAAATCGAACCACTCCCATCTTGCTGTTCTGATCTCTGTACTCCGACAGCCAGTCATGATGAGAAACTTCATTATCAGCTGTTGTCTGTACTTCAATTCAGGAAGGATATTCCAAACTGTTTTGATTTCCTCATCACTCAATCTGCGATCTTTTACGGATGCTGTGAGACCTACGTCAGAGCGCCTAAGGCTCTCAATTGGGTTCACATTAATTACCCCTCGATTGGAGCAAAAACGGAACGTACGCTGCATCAGTCCAAGCATCTGACCAGTGACAACTCTTCGCCCCATGCCATCAAAAAGGTTAAGCCAGTGCGCTTTAGTGGTCTGATCAACAATCATGTTCCCCAGCACAGGCGCTATATGGTTATTGAAGTCCCGTCGGTTAACCTTGATTTTCACAAGACCTTCAGGGATGCAGTAATACTTTTCCCAGTAATCGAAAGCCTCTTTAACGGTGAGCGCTTCGACTTTTTTCTGTTTCTCCAGAACTGTTTGCCGTCTCGGATCGAGTCCTTCTGTCAACCACGCCCTGAACTGCTGTCTACGTTCGCGAGCTTGAGATAAGGAGGTGGTGGGATAATCGCCAATCGTTAGCTGAGCGGCTTTCCCGTTCCATCTGTAGCGGTAAAAGAATGTTATACTGCCGGAAGTAGACAACCGGACATTCAGACCATGAGCGTCCGAAATGACCTCGATCTGGTCTCTCTTTTTGCCAAGAGCTTTTCTTAATTTTGTGTCGGTAAGCAATGTGTACACTCCGGAAGACGATATACACATCAGTGTACACATTTTACTTAAATTGATAACCTTCAAATCAATGCAGAACACACAAAATTAAAGCACTCTATGCTGGCAAGATGTTGTTATTAGCGGGATTTTTGAAAAGACTTAAAGCATGACTAACAAACTTAAAACGGATTCATATGCCCTACGATAGCGTTTATCTGGAAAAGCGTCCGCCCGGCGCGCTG